TTAACCCTCCAATGGAAAGGCAAAACGGGCCACGACCCGTCTCGCCCAAGGCGCGCTGAGCGCGCTCTCGATTACGCCATGCCCGCTGTAGGCATGGATGAATGTCGCGTGTTTGCCGACCTGCGCCTGAAGGCCGACATGTTTGGCCACCGCCCCGTCGCGCATCCGGAACAGCAGCACGTCGCCGGGGGTGGCCTCGCTTAGGGCTTTGGGCGTCAGGTGGCGCAGGGCCGCGGCCCAGAGGCGCTCTTCGCCCTGGGGTTCGGACCAGTCCATGCTGTAGGCGGGGATCGCCTCTGGCTCTGTGCCATGTGTCTCGCGCCACAACCCGCGCAATAGGCCAAGGCAATCGCAGCCCGCGCCCTTGGTCGAGGCCTGATGCACGTAAGGCGTGCCGATCCACGCCCGCGCATGGGTGACCAGCTGGCTCATCGTCGGCTGCCGCCGCTGAGGCTCTTGGACGCGGTCGGGTGGACCGTCATCCAGTCGTCCTCGGGGATGTCCGGGAAGCCCTGGAAATTGACAAGGTTGTTGAACTTGAGCCGGCAGGTCTCAAAGCGCTTGTCGCAGCCCGCGATGACGCGCACCGTATCGCCCACCTCGGGCGTGGCGCGCAAAGGCTCCCAGACCTCGAGGCCGCGTTCGCCGTCGACCTCGCGGTCACGCTTGATGATCGCCGACAGGCCCGCTGCCGCCCCGCTGAGAACCTCCAGCCGCCCACGCATGAACCATTCGGCCTCGAACGCAGGAAGCGCGCCAAAGCGAAAGACACGGTTTTCCAAGACCTCTTGCAACGGTCCCTCGAACACGTAGCCGTTCTGGCTGGTGTCAAACTGGCACGACGCATCGCCCAGCACCGCCGAACACGGCTGTTGGAACACGCGCCCCACAGGGCGGTTCAGCGCCTCGGTCAAACCGCGCAATTCGGCGTGAAAGGCCCCGGCCCCGCGGGTGATCTCGCCAATGGTGCCGCGAAACATCACGCGCCGCGCGGTCACGTCCTGCCAGTTCACCAGCCAAGAGGTCACCTCGGCCCCGTCATAGCGCCCCGCCGCGATGTCTTCTTCGCGGATCGCGGCGTCGGACAGGCCGCCCATGGCCTCGGTGTTGTCCACCGACAGACCCGTCGCCTGCTGCAACGCCTTGGCGGTCAGGCCCGTGTCGGCCTTGAAGGTCACGCCGTCAAACGTCAGATCCCGGTCGTGATCGGTAAAGCCATAGACCGCACCGTCGCGGCACGTCACGGCCCAGGCGCGGCACACACTGGTCGTGCCCGTCGCCAGGTGATCGTGTAGCCCTTGCGCGCCCATCACACACGCACCTCGACCACCGGCACGTCGGGCACCTGGCCCGCGCGAAAGCTGGCCACGCTGACGTTGATCCGGTCGGTGTCGAACCGCACCGGCACGTCGAATTCAAAGCCTGCGCTGACCTCGAGGCCCTTCATCGGCGCTTCGACAAAGGTGAGGATACCGGTTTCCACGTCGGTGGTGAAATGCACGCCTTCGCGCATCTCGACGTCCTGCACCGCCGCCAGAACCGAACCCTTGACCGGCTTGGTCACCGGGCGCGCATAGCTGTGCAGACCGGAGCGATAGGTCTTGATCAAGGGAAAGCTTTTCGTCACGCCATCGCCGCGCGCGATCACCTGATCGGTGCCGGAAATCTGTTTGGAAGGGGCGCAGGATTTGTAATCCGACCAATCCTTCCAGCGAAACCCGTAGAGCTGCCCCCGGCGCGCCTCAAAAAACGCCACCAGCGCCTCGACATCGTCGAGCGAGCGCAGGCCAAGCCCGGCGTCATAGCGTCTGCGCGAATGCGCCCAAGGGGTGTTGCGTTCCTCGTGGCCGCTGGTGAGCGTCACGATATCCGTGCGGCGTTCCGGCCCGCCCACCGAGCCAAAGCTCAGGTCGGCGGGAAATCTCACTTCATGAAACGACATGGTGTCCTCCGATTAGCGATTGCGCGCGCCGCGCCCAAGCGCCTGGCTCATGCGGGCTGCGATCTGGCTTTGGCTGCGTTGAAAGCCCTGCACGTCCGGCGTCTGGATGTTCATCACCACCGTCACCGGCTGGCCGCCCCCCGACGCGCGCACGCCCAGTTTGCCGTCGGCGCCGCGCGTGAGTGGCATGATCGCCTCGGGGCCAGCCTCGCCCATCAGGCCAGTGCCGCCGCGCATGGGAAAACTCGTCGGGCCGCTCACCACGCCGCCATTGGCAAAGGGCATCACCCGGCCTTGGGTGAAACTGCCCCCCTTGGCAAAGGGCGAGAATTCGCCAAAGACCGAAGACAGTCCCCCCGCCAGCATCCCGCCCACGTGACCCGCGACCGGCTGGACGGCGGCTTTCCACGCCGAGTCGATCATCGACTGGGCGACCGTCTGCAACGCGTCCGACAGCTTCATCCCGTCCAGCACCACGCCGTCGATCGCCCGAGAGACCCCGCGCGACAGCTGCGCCTCGAGGCGCTGCGCCCCGCGCCCGGTGGCCGAAAACGTCTCGTGGATGCGCTTGAGCTCGGCGTCGAACTGCGCCGCCATGCCCACCGCCCCGCCGAGGCTGTCCTCGAGCGCGTCAACCTGGGCGCCCAGATCGTCGATCATATCCACTTGGCTCATTTGCAAGCACCTCCGCTTTGGTCGGGAAAGGCCGACATCAGCTCATCAAGCCGCGACCGTCCCATCGGTTTCGCGCCGGAACTCTCGCCCAGCAGCAACTGCAATTCCGCCGGGGTCAGTTCCCAGAACTCCCACGGCTTCAGGCCCAGCCCGCGCATTCCCGCGCGCATCAGGGCGGGCCAGTCAAACCCGTCCATCGCCCTGCTCCGGCAACATGAACGCCCGCGCCAGCAAAGCCGCCGCCGCCCTCGCCGCCGCCATGGGGCCGCCTTCGATCTCGGCCTGCACCAAGTCCGAGGCCTGCCCCTTCCAGCCGCCGCCGCGCAGACCGGCGACGATCAGGGCCAACACGTCACGCGTGTTGAACCCGCCGCTCTCGAAGCGCTGGACCAGATCCACAAGCGTGCCGCTGTCCAGCGTCGCTTCCAGTTCGGCCAGCGCCCCAAGGGTCAGCCGCATCACGTGGCGTTCGCCGTCCATGACCAACGCCACATCCCCCCGCCACGGATTGGCCATTACGCCACCGGCACCGCGGTGAACGCCAGCGCCCCCGCCGAGGCCATCGCCACCTCGTAGGTCGCCTCGCCATTGTGCGAGCCGGCGTATTCGATCGACGAGACCTGGAAACGGCCCTCGACGGTGCCGAAATCGGGGATGATCACCTGAAAGTTCGGCGTCTCTCCGTCGAAAAAGATCTGCCGGGCGCGCTCATCGGTCGAGGCGTCCTTGAACACGCCCGAGCCGCTGATATTGGCCGACTTGACGCCCGCCCCGGCCAGCAGCTCGCGCCAGCCGCCAGAGGATTCCAGCGTGGTCACATCGACCTGCTCGGCGTTAAAGCTGACCCGCGTCGCGCGCAGGCCCGCCATCGTTTCGAATTGACCATCGCCGGTCAGATCCACCTTGATCAAAAGATCCTTGCCGTTCTGAGCACTCATCGCGTTCACTCCTATTCAAAGGCCGTTAAAGGGGTTGGGTGTCTTCCACGGATGCGCGGAAGGTCAGGTCAATGCGGCGCACGCCGTCGTTCTGGCGAGCAGCCTTGGCTTTGCGGAACCACAGGCCCGCTACGCAGCCCCGGCTTAGGGTCAACGTCGCGCCATGCAGGGCGTCGCTGACCGCGCCTGCGGCCTCCTTGGCGGTCTGGAAACCGGCCACCTCGGTCACCACGCTGACGACGAAATCATGCACCGCGCCGTTGCTGGTGCTGTCGCCCGCCTCGGTGACCGTTTCCGGCCCGAGTGACACGTAGGTCGCGGGCAACGGCCCGGCGGGCGGCGCGTCAAAGATGTTGGTGCCCACCAGCACCGACAGCGCCACATCCGCCGCCAACGTCTGGTACACCGCCGCCTGAAGCGGCGCGGAAACGGCATAGGTCATACGGCCACCTCCTCTTGGCATTGGCAAATCAGGTACAACCCGCGCGAGGTCTCTTCGGTGACAGCGTCGATCCGAAAGACCCGCGTGCCCTGGACAAAGCGTTGCCCCGGCACAGGGCGATTGCTGGCGCCCATGGGGGCCGCGCGGACGGTGATCTTGTGCGAGTAGCTGGACAGGGTGACCTCTTCGCCGCCCGTCAGCCGCCCGGACCGAGGCGAGACTTCGCCCCATAGCGTGCCCAAACCGCTCCAGCTTTCGTCATAGCCCCCAGCGCCGTCTGGCACGCGCAACGCGGCCTCCAGCACCAGTTCCTGGTTCAAACGCGGGGTGCTCATGCGGTTAGCCCCACACGGACCGGGCGATAGCGCGCCAGCAGGCTGGTGACACCAAACGGCATGCAGCCCTGGCTCAGCGCGGTCTCGTCGCGGTATTCGTAGTAATGCGCCGCCAGCAGCAGCACCGCCTGCTTGAGATCATCGGGCACCGCGTCAAAGCTGGTGCCATACCCGGCGGTAAAGCGCACCTCGGCCGCGCCGCCCGTGGGAATGGTCGGCAGACAGGCCCCCATGGGCATCAGCTTGGGCGCAAAGCTGTCCTTGACCAGACGATAGGCGCTGGCCGCGATCTGGGTCGCCACGCCATAGGCGTCGACAATCGTCAATTCGGTGATTGCGCTGACCGGGGCCACCGGCAAGGCATAGCCATCACCCTTGCGCCAATCGTCCAACGTCACCACAAAGCTGCGCTCGATCAGCGCCTTGCTTGTCCGGGCCTCGATCGCCGCCATCGCTGCGCGCAGGAAAGAGCCAAGGACCGCGTCCTGAACGTCATCCTCGGCAAAGCCCGTGCCCAGCCGCAAGTGCCGCTTCAGCTCCGCCACCGGAAGGGCCACTTCGGGCACCTGAGTTTCTTCCACCAACATCATGTATCTTCTCCGAAATCCGCGTCTCGTACCCAGCCTGTCTCAGGTGGGCGCGCGCCACCCACGCTGCTCGGGCGGAGGGGTCAACTGGACAACGTCTGCGCGCGCGCCCTGTGAGAGGCGGGACCTGCCCCCGCCTCTCGTTCCGTCACGCCCTTACGAGATGGCGCATTTCAGCAGCTTGATCGCCGCAAAGTCGCTGACGTCGCCGCCCACGCGCTTGGTCGCATAGAACAGCACGTGTGGCTTGGCCGAGAACGGGTCACGCAGGACGCGCAGATCGGGACGCTCGGCGATGGTGTAGCCCGCGCCAAAATCGCCAAACGCGATCGGGGTCGAATCCGCGGCCACATCGGGCATGTCCTCGGCGATCAGCACCGGATAGCCCAGCAGACGCGCCGGCTCACCCTGAGAGAACCCATCGGCCCACAGGTGACGACCGTCATTGTCCTTGAGCTTGCGCAGCGCGCCCGCGGTCTTGGAGTTCATGACAAAGGTCGCGCCCGCGCGGTACTGCGCGCCCAGCGCGTAGACCAGATCGATCAGCGTATCGCCGTCACCGACGCTGGCCGCCACACCCGTCGCCACGTAACCCAGCGAGCCCCAGACCCAAGAGTCTTCGGCCACCGAGGTGTGGTCCAGAATGCCGCGCGGCTTGTCGACACCGTCGCCGTTGATAAAGGCAGCCGCCTCTGCGCGGGCGAACTTGTCACCGATGCGTTGCGCCAGCCAGCTTTCCACGTCAAAGGCGCTGTCGTCCAGCAGACGCTGCGACACCTTGGGCAGCGCGTTCAGCTCATAGAGCGGGATCGAGATACGCTCGATGGTCGCGGTGCCGGTCTCGGCGGTCGAGGCGGTCTCGTTCGCCCAGCCCGCGCCGGTGTCCGCCTGATCGATCAGCACGTCAAAGGACGAGGCCTCGACGTTGACGACATTGGAAATCGCACGGATCGACGCGGTCGAGGACAGGGTTGACTTGATGACCTCGGCGGTCTGCGGATCGACCAGATACCCACCGTCAGAGTTCACGGCGGTGGACATCGCCTTGCCTTCCAGAACCAGACCGCGCAGGCCGTCGTCGTCGCCCGAACGCAAATACGCGTCAAAGGCTTTCTGGTGGGGGGCGTCCAGTTCCGCAGCAGCGGTGGACAGTGCCGGGCGGCCCGCGAGGGCGGTCTTGTGATCAAGCATGGTCAGTCGCTCTTCCTGTTTGTTCAGCTTCTGTGAGATGTCGGCCTGCATGGCCTTGAAGTCCCCGATCAGTCCCGCCATCGCGGCACTCACCCGGGCGACCGGAGACACGTCTTCCCCGGTCCGAGACTTGGTCTCGGTTGTGCTCATATTCATCACCTTGTTTATGCCCAGCGCCTTGCAGCCAAACGGCAGGATGCCCCACCAATGGTGCAAAGAGACAGGCTCGGTTGCCCTACCGCCCCCGTTCAGGCGCGGTCATGAGTGGCGCGCGTCAGTCGCCCGCCAGGTTCAGGCGCATCCCCTCAAGGACATCCGCCAATTCGCACCAGTCATCGGTCATCGGGGTGTCCCCCTTGCCGCTGACCCGCGCACTGGGAAGCATCGGAAAGGTCACCAGCGACACCTCCCAAAGCTCCAGTTCCGCCAAGAGCCGCTGCCCTTGGGAATTCTTCGTCGACTTCACCGTCCGGTACCCGATGGACAGCCCGTCAATCGCCCCCGCCTCGATCAGCGCGGCGGCCTCGCGGCCCTTCTCCACGCTCTCCAGCAGGCGGCCCTTGACGTACAGCCCCTTGTCGTCCTCGCGCACCTCGTCCCAGATGCCGATGGGCTGGGCCGGGTCGTGCTGCCACAGCATCTTGACCGCGCGCCCCTCGGTGGTCAGGCGCTGCAAGGACCGCGCATAGGCGCCCTTGGCCACCACGTCGCCACCCTGATCGCAGGCCCCGAACAGCGAGGCATATCCTTCGATCTGCGTGCCGTCCTTGACTTCGACATCGGCACCCAGCCGACAGAACTTGTGTTCCAATTCCATTTCCGTCTCCTTGCTCAGGGGGTCACGCTCAGCAGACCCTGAAACGCTTGCGCCAGGATCGCCCCAACCACGCCGTAGACCGCCAGCCAAAGGCGTTTCTCCAGCCGTTCCATCAGCTCTTCGAGCCGCGCCAGCTTTTCTTCCAGCCGCTCCACGTGCAGCTTGCTGACGCGTTCATGCGCCTCCAGCCGCATCGCGGGCGCGCAGGCAAAAGCCTCGCTCCGGGGGCGCAGCTCACTCACCGCGCTCTTCCTCGGCCAAGGCGGGCAAGCCCAGCATCTGGCGCTTTTCGGCAGCGGTGAGGAAGTCCGCCTTGACGACGCGGCTCCACTGGGCGTCGCGTTCCGCGGCCAAGGCAGGCACCTGATCCAGATCGGGCTTCAGCGCCACGTCCTCGCCCGTATACAGCGACAGCCAACGGCCCACCTGCGCGGTCACCTTGGTCGCCAGTGGCAGCACCGTCTGGCGATAAAACGCCCGATGCGCCTCGGCGTAATTGGCAAAGGTCGCCTCGCCGGGAATCCCCAGCAGCATCGGCGGCACCCCAAAGGCCACGGCAATCTCGCGCGCTGCCGCCTCTTTGGTTTTCTGGAATTCCATGTCCGACGGCGAAAAGCCCATCGGTTTCCAGTCCAGACCGCCTTCCAGCAGCATCGGCCGCCCGGCATTGCGCGCGCCCTGATGCTGGCTCTCCATCTCAGACACCAGCCGGTCGTATTGTTCGTTGGTAAGATGGCCTTGCCCTTCGGCGCCCTTCCAGACAATCGCCCCCGAGGGCCGCGCCGCATTGTCCAGCAGCCCCTTGGACCAGGTCGACGCGCTGTTGTGCACGTCCACCGCCTGCGCCGCCGCTTGCAGCGGGGACAGACCATAGTGATCGTCCTGCGGGTGAAAGGTCTTGATGTGGCAGATCTGGCTGATCGGCCCGGTCACGTCAAAGCGATGCTTGCGCGCGCCCACCGTGTAATCATAGGCAATCGGCCAGCCATCTGCGCCGGGCACCACCGACATCCGATCCGAGCGCAGCACATGCAGCTCGAACGGCAGACCCGCCTCGCCGCTGACGGCCTCAAGATAGCCATCCCCCGCCAGCAGCAGCTGACCATAGAGCGCTTCGAACAGCTCCGCTCGCCCCTGACCGGGGTTCGGCGCGCCGATCAGACGCAGCATCGGGTGATCCGAATAGCGCATCTCGGCGTCTTGCAGCACCACCGGCAGCGCGGCGGCGGCTTCGGCAATCAGCTTGACCGCGCGAAAACCCACCGGGTTGCCGGTGAACGCCTGCTTGGTCAGCGACACCGTATCGCGCGGGGACCACGCCACGCGCCCGGCGCTCATATGCGCCACAACGCGCCCCGTTGCCGAAGCCTTGGTTTCCGGCACGCTGGCCTCATGTTTGTCCCCGCGCCGCAGAAAATCGAATACCATCGTTTGCTCCTTTGTCCGGGCCCGCCGCTGGGCCGCAGCCGTTCCGGCCATTCCCTCCGAGGCGGGCTTTGAAAGGCGTCCCCTCGTGCTTCGAAAGACAACCTATGACCAAGGCGTTAAGAGCGTCCTCCACCACCGTACGGTGCCCTGCGCGCCCTTTGTTTCCTGAAAAATCAGAAAGTTACCCAACGATCCGCATTTTCGGAAACTGGCCCGTCCGCGCCCCGTCGATCATCAGATCGGTAATCGCCCAGACCAAGGCATCCACCCGGTCAGGGCTGCCCTGGCCTTCGAACCCGTGGCGGGTCATCAGGCACATCTGCGCCTCCAGCGCCTCAAGCCCGCGCCCATGCGCCACCCGTCCCTGTTCGTACAAGGCCGCCACCGGTTCGGCCCGCGCCGCCTTGCCGCGCGTGGCATGGACCTTGCGCACCGGCATCAAGGGATCGACCTGCCGCAGCAGCGTCTCGACCATCGCGCCGCCTTGGTTCACCTCGGCCACCACCCGGTCCGCACCCCAGCGTTTCGCCGCCTTGGCCGTCGCCTCGGCCCAGCCCAAGGGCGACGCCCCCTGCACCGTCGCATCCTCCAGCACATAGGCGCGCCAGTCGGCCACCGGCCCCGTGGTCACCGCGCCCACCACGACAATCCCGCATTCATCGCTGCTCTTGCCTTCGCCGGCGGGTGGGTCCACCGCCACCACGATGCGCGTCATCTCGGGCTGCTTGCCAAAGCGCCCGCCGTCCAGCATGTCGCGCGTCCACAGCGCGCCGTCGATGTCATCCACCAAAATGCCGTCCAGCTCTTGCAAGCCCAAGGCCGTCCCCGCATAGCGCGCCCGCACCTCCGCCAGAAAGCTCTCGGCCAGATGCGCCTTGTTCGCCTCGGTCTTGGCGCGGGTCACCACCGTCGAGGGTGCCTCCAGCAAAGCCTTCAGCACCGGCACATTGCGCGGCGTGGTCGTCACGCAAACGCGCGGATCATCCCCAAGGCGCAAGCCGAACTGCAACATGTCCCAGGTGTCCTGCGCCTTCTTCCACTTGGCCAGCTCGTCAACCCACGCACCATCGAACTGCGGCCCGCGCAGCGCCTCTGGCTCACTCGCGGAAAACACCATCGCCTCGGCCCCGTTGGGCCAGACCAGACAACGCCGCGTTGCCTGCCACACGGGGCGGCGATCGGGCGGCGAGCACGCAAGGATCCCGCTGTCGCCAAACACCATCACCTCGCGCGTCTGGTCAAAGGTCTCGCCGATCAGCGCCAGCCGCTTGCACTTGCCGGGGTCCAGCGGCCGCGCCCCCTCGACCATGGACCGCACCCACTCGGCCCCGGCGCGCGTCTTACCCGCGCCGCGCCCCCCAAGGATCACCCAAGCGCGCCAGTCGCCTTCGGGGGGCAACTGGTGCTCATGCGCCCAGAACTCAAACAAATAGGGGAGCGCAAGGCGCTCCCCATCGGTCAA